TTCACAATATTATTGATGATAACGGTCAAAGGATGACCGGAAGGGTTGGAACCCAACATCTGTATGAAAATTCCATCATACTCATAAAGAGGATTAGAAATCTCTGTCGCAATTCCGCGCATAACAGTTATTTGTTCCTGGGTGTAACCGCATTGTTCGGCAACATCAATCAAAATTTCAAAAGCATACATCATCATCTGAATAGATATGTTCTTGTCATATTGTTTGTAATCGCCCGCAATCATGCGTTCAGTACCATGTTTAGTGAGACGTTTGACAAATTTGTCCCACTGAGGGCTCGTTGCATTAATTCCTACGGCACATTCGAGAAGGCCTTCAGAATCTTGAATCAATCGCACAATTGGTAGGAAATACTTCCTAACCAAACAAGTGAAAGCGAACTCACATCCGGTGAAAACACGGATTTTGTTCTTATCAAATTTCACAGGTTCATCCTTCAAGTTTCCTCGAAAAATGACATGCACGCGCTTTCCAGCAGCGAGTTCCTGTTCCATACGTTCTACTTCTTCCCAATATTTCGGGTCTTCGAAGTCATAAACGACAGAAATACCGTCGACTTTCCGTTCGACGGGACCTAAGAAGTATTTCTTTGCCTTGTTGATAGGAAAGCCCATGGAGGTATTCACATCGACTTTTTCAACAGAAGCTACTCCATCCACTCCGCTCAAGACAGCGTCTTTAGCATATGGATGAACTAACTCCTTCTTCTCAGGGTGTTCGTTGATATAATCTCGGAACGTTCCACGCAGGTCTTTAAATGCGCGGTTTAAAAGGTTGGGTTTCATCTTCCCACCTTTTGGGTGTGACATAGCTTGAAGATCACGTTGCCAATGAACATAGGATGGTCCCTTTTGAGGAGCACCATGTATCCGAGGCAAACCAAGAACTTCTTCTACGGTATCGGAAATTGGTGATTTCCGAACTTGCGATAAGAATTTCACACTTCCACCTGCATGAGCACCATAAGTGTCAACAGCTGGGAGATCACCATCCGCGTCTTCAGAAAGAAAATTGACGCAATGTTTAGGGTGGATGGTATCTGTAGGTGTGTAATCAATATCGTATTTACACGTAGGCATGTCACCTTGAGAATGCGAAATCAAAGGCATCTTACTATTAAGATCAGATAAACCTTTAAGGACGTCACCATGTGTAATCAAAGAAGCTACACCAAAGTTTTCACCAGTACGACCAGCAACATGAAAACCTAAAATACAGGGTTTTCGTTGTCGCGTGATAAGAGTCGCACAACATAATCCAGCGAATGTCGGACGTGGGTATTTATAACTCACTCCTTCAAACTCTTGATCAGTGGTAAAAGTTTGTTTAGAATCAATGAGAACAGTGTCACGAGAGATTTCACATGTCTCAGCACGATGCACAATATCACAAAATAGTTTATCAGTTAATTCAAAATTACCTTCTGCAAGGAATTTACATAAATCAGGAACTGATCCACCAGCTGTTAATCGTACAAGTGCTAGATCGTTAGGTAATTCGACCCAACTCGATTCGTCGATGGCTTGATAAAATCTGTAGCCAACGGTGTCAGTATTTACACGTTTAACATTAATCATAAGTTCTTTTGATTTGTTTAACATGTGTGCTGGCACCACCCATGTGTTTCCGCACATGGGGACAGCATCGCAAGATCCGCGATGCGTGACTCCAAAAGAGTCAACGTATGTGAATGTAGCATGTGCAATATGTCGAGATACCAAAGCTGAAAGCTCATCAATAGTAATATTTTCAGAGGCTTCAGATTTGGGAATCTTAACAGGTTGGACAATCTTCCACGGGTTTGGACGATCAGAATCAATTGGTACGGGTACAGATACAGCAGATCCTTGCGGATTAACCTTACTGAGACCACGCATCAATTTGATAGCCTGCCAAAGGAGATAGACAGAACCAACGCAACCACAAGTAACAATTGCAGCAGACATAACGTCATCACAAATGTATTTGTTGGCATCGTTGAGGCTCTCCCAATCACCATCTTCATCTTCAGCTAGCTGGCACAAAGCATCATGCTCTGATTCAGTTTTGTTGAAAAAGTTGAATAGTGAGTTCTTTTGGGGAATCACATCTACTTCAGGCTCATCATAAGCGCCCTGGTGTTTAAGGGCATGGTTATAACGAAGTTGAGCTTCGTGAGTTAATGTACTTCCTGGCACTTCATCGCGAGTAACATGTCTAAGGCGGGTTGTTAACCTACCATCGACAAGTTCGCGATCAACTGCAGTATATACAGAAACCTCTTCAACTGCTTCGTAATCACTTGCATCATCAGGAGGTGGTGGATCATGTTCGTGAGTCCAATTACCTCCGCGCGTAATTTCAGAATTTCCCATTTCAGAGCATTCATCAGATATTTCGGCTTGCACCTCTCTACCCAATCCAACTCCTTCATGGTAAACACATCCATTTGCGGTATCACACTCAGTGAGAGCCGCAGGCGCGATGATACGCATGCACTGACGACATTCCATTTGTGGATCGCCATGCAAACAAAATTTCATTTCATACATTTCTTCGACTGCTTCCACAAATCGCTTCTGATGCACAAAATGAGTTTTTGATTGCGCTTTGACATATTCACGCACTTCCTGTATACCAACTTGAGATAAGATCGTCTCAAACTGATATTTGTCTTGCATTAAACCATTTTCCTTGGTTTTCCGAATAATTTTCACACGCTGAACGTCAATATCCCAAGCGTCGGGACACCAACCTTGCATCTTAGTACCATCGATACCTCCGGTTAGAGGATCACAGTACTCCGGTTTCACATGCACATCAAGAATTAACTCGAAACGCCGCAAAATAGACACAGGTTCAACTGAAAATTTATCAGAGTGGAGATTTTTAATATTAGTTGTAACTCCAACAACTTTAGGCTTCATCATCTTATTTCCTTTAGATTCAATATCAGCCTTACGTAGAGAACGTGGAATGTTGTTCAATACGTCGATGATCAATCGGGTAGGTGCTTCCGAATAATGTTCAGCACGCGTGTTTCCGTAATCATCAAAAATCCAGCCAGTGTGATATGGTTGTTGATCAGTATCAAAATTTTCATTATCTTTGATCGTAACCACATATTCCTTATCACTGGCAAATCCATTTGAAGCAAGAGCAGTCTTCATCAAAATATTAACCACCATAGTTTTTCCAACTGATGATGCACCATGTACGAGCATACCATAAGGTTTCTCACGTACACAGGAATTTTTCTGACTTAGTGTTAAAGCAACTGCTGCTTGTCTCAATCGCGCTAGATAACCTGCCAACACCGTTTTTCTAGGTGGGGCTGTTTCAGCTTTAAGCATCTTAATAGTTCTAGAGATGAGTTGCTGTAAACGGAAATCAAAATCGGCTTCATCCTGTATGTCACAAGAGTATTTCTGCAAATCACTAAGTCTGTCAGCTTCAATAGCTGGTAAACATGAGATCAATGTAGTGTACTCTGTTTCAAACGAGTGTTCCTCCTCACTCCCATAAAAGAAGATAGAAGGATCACCCGCACTAATAGCATGATAAGCACGACTCAAAAAGAAATCGAGCGTGTCAAAACACATATCAGTGAAGGATGTTGAATTCTTTTGCATGTCCCAAGCTTTGGCTTTGAAAATTTCAAAGATGCCTAACTTGATTGGATTTTCCAATAAATCGGGGAAAAATCCAACTGTCACGAGAATATTCACAACGTTTGCAACGTTGGTGCCTAGTGAACAGGACTTGAATTCGCGCCAATTATTAATGAGGCCGCGAAAGGATTCAATGCCACCAAGAGTATCAAAATCTTGTATGGTGGACTTCAAATCATCATAAATTCCTTGATGATTCAATTTCGAGCGAATGGATCCTGCACCAAATGGGTCTGGTGCAATTGGAACAATGTCGCGAAACATTGCTTCCTTGATCCAAGCGTACAACTTTGAACTAACTGATTCCTTGTAATGAGTACGAAGGTAAAAGAAAAGTGTTGTAAAAACGCTCGTAAAATTTTCGGCACTGGCAAGACCTGCTAAAAGCATGGTAAGGTCTTCAGTTCGACTCGCCAGGTTGGAAAGTAACTCTGCCGGTTCGGTGCCTTTGTACGCAAGTTGTTCCTTGAAAGTATCAAGTTCATCTGCTGCGCGGGTGACCTGTTGAAGAGTTTCAACACGACTTTTAATCTTGTCGAAAAATCTTCCTTGTGGGTCCAACTCAGAATCGGAATTTTCTGCATGCTTAGCTTTCGCTTTAGCAATTAAATCATCCCTTTTCTTTTGTTGTTTTGCTAGAATTTCCTTTCCAGCGGGGGTGTTGTGCAACCGATGGTGTCGGTGTGCACGTGTTGCCGCAATCACAGCATAGTCACGAGGTGATAATACAATCACCTTTTTCTTAGCTATGGAGCGCGCCAGTCGGTCTGGCATTTGGACGCAAAATCTCAGTGCGTTATATTTCATCCTGAAGATTTTTGCGTGTTCCTTAAGTGTCTGGGGAACAAATGAAGATTGTTTTTGCAATCTTTTAGCGGCACGCTTTTTCGCGCGATGCCGTAGGCGTTTCCTTTTTACGTAGTCGGAACGCTGCGTTTCTTTAGATGGGAGTAAATCTTCCCAGTCTTCTTCAACATATCTGTCATCAAGACCTGATTCATGTTGGGGCAGAGTACTGCAGTCAAATCCAGCGGCCAAGCTGGCGTCTTGCTTCTCGGTTTGGAAACCGATGGCGGAGCCTCCCAGATTATTACATTCACTTATAATGGACATTATTCATGAGGCTGTTACAGTTCTTTCTAGTACTGTTAAACTAGTCAAAATCAAGAAGGAAATTAATCAACTTCTATGACGTCGAGAAAAGGATACTAATAAATCAATATCAACGTAAAAGTGGG